TTGAAGTATTACCTACTGATGATAGCGAATATCAAATATGGGTTATTGTTAAAAGAACAATTAATGGTGTAACAAAAAGATATATAGAATATTTACATAATTTAGATTTTGATGAAACAGATGATACTTCATTTAATTTTTTAGATTCACAATTATCTTATGATGGTAGTGCAGTTACAACTATATCTGGATTATCTCATCTTGAAGGTCAAGAAGTTTCAATCTTAGCTGATGGTGCAACTCATCCAAATAAAACAGTTTCAAGTGGTGAGATTACTTTAGAAAGATCAGCATCAAAAGTTAAAGTTGGTTTGCCATACACATCTTTATTACAAACAATGAGAATAGATGCAGGTTCACAGAATGGTACATCACAAAGTAAGACTAAAAGAATATATGAAATAACAATTCGATTATATGAATCTATTGGTGTTGAGGTTGGTTCAGACTTAAATAACATGGAACGAATACCATTCAGATCTTCTGCCAATCTTATGAATAGTGGAGTTAATGTATTTACAGGAGATAAGGAAGTAGAGTTCAGAGGTGATTATGAAACTGATGGTTTTATATTTGTAAGACAAACACAACCATTACCTTTAACTATATTATCTCTATATCCTAAACTACAAACAAACGATGGATAGCATATTAAATATTGTTAAATACAAAGGAGAACATGGTCAATACATTATGAAGCAAAGAATGAATCATGTATTGATGGATAAAGATATGGAATTTGATGGCAACCCAATAAACTTAGAGCAAGATAACTTAGCATTTACTGGTATGATTGATGGTGAACCTATCTTTGCAGCAGGTATGAAAATCATTTGGGGACAAGTTGCAGAAGGTTGGGTGATTGCTACGAACAAAGTATTGCAACATCCTTTACTTGTTGCTAAAGCTATTAAGAAAGATTTTGCAAGAGTTGCTAAAGAAAACAATATCAAAAGAGTTCAAACTGCTGTAAGAGCTGACTATACAACTGGTTTAAAATTTGCTAAATGGTTAGGTTTACAGGAAGAAGGTTTAATGAGAAAATTTGGTTTCGATGGTTCTGATCAATATATGTATGCGAGGTTATTCTAATGGGATGGATTGCAGCCGCAGCACCAGCAGTTACAACAGCAGCAACAACAGCTGCTCCTTATGTAGCTATTGGTAGTACAGCATTAGGAGTTGTTCAAGCAGGTAAAATAGGTGCTTACAATGAAGCAGTTTTAAATAGAAAAGCTGCTGTATTAGAACAAGAAGGTGAACTTATTGCTAAACAAACAGAATTTGATTTAGCACAATTTGATAAAGAATTTAGAAAATTAGAAGGTAAAACAAAAGTTGCTCTTGCTAAATCTGGTGTCGTTAGAGGAGAAGGAACTGGAAGAAGAATTGAAATAAATAATTTAAGAGAAGCAGAAATTGAAAGAAATAATATAAGATATAATTCTCAAATAGCACAAGCTAAAAAATTTGAAGAAGCATCTTTTGCAAGAATAAATGCAGACATTGCAAAACAACAAGCAAGATTTGAACAAATAAGATTAGGTACTCAGTTAGGTACAAGTCTATTAACAATGCAAGGATAAAATAATAAATGCCAACTATACCTGTAATTACTGCAAAAACAAGACCAACAGCAGAAGCACCAAGTACAACTGGTGGAACTACTATTGATCCTAGTCAAAATATTGCAACTGCTACTGCACCATTAACAAGTGGTTTAACTAAACTTTATGTAAAAGAAAAACAACAAGAAGCTAATAACAAAGCAATAAAAATATTATCTGATCTTTATGTTAATCAAGAAGATGGAACAAAAGGTTTGTATTCAATTCAAAGTGAAACAAGTGCCAATCCTAATCCTAGTGAAGCATCTTCTGGTTATGATAATGATGTAGAAAAATTATGGAATTACGCAAGAAATACAAAGTTACAAGGTTTAGATAATTTTACTAAAAAAGCATTAGAAAATAAATTTTATTCTACTGCTAGTTTATTTAAAATAAAATCATTAGAAGGTTCAAGAAATTCACAAATAAAAGAAACAAGAAATGTAACAGATGATTTTGTTTTAAAAGAATCTCTAGCATTAAAATTAAATGGTATTGAATATTTAGAACCTTATAAAAATAATATATTAGATGTAGTTGAAAAAAATTATTTAAAAGAAGATGAAGGTATAAAAAAACTTGATATACAAAATTATTTAAAGTTTGGTCAATCACAATTAGCAAATGATTTAGCTGTTAAAGATCCATTATTTTTAAAAGAAAATATAAATAAATTTGATGCTTTATCTGCTGAAGATCAGATGAATATATTAGCTACTGCTGATAAACAAATTTTTGAAAATAAAAAAACATACTTTACTGATGGTATGGAATTAACAGAGGATAGTACAACACAATCTATTATAGATGCTTATGATCAAATTAAAGATGCTACATTTGGTGGTGATATAAACAAAATAAATTTATGGCAATCTCTACCAGAAAATGAAAAAAAAGAAATATTAGATCATGCTAAAACAGTAAGAAGATCTAATACAGCAGAATTAAATAATAGAAACAATGCTGTTCTTAATGAATCAAAACAAAAAAGTATTAATGATTTTCAAAAAATGTTTAATGATTCTCAATCATTAGAAACTTTAACAGAACTTGAAATCAATAATATTTTTGGTGAACCTAAAAATGATTATGAATTAGATGCTAAAAATCAAATTGTAGAACTATCTACAAAAATAGGTCAAAAAGAATTTTCTAATGTTAATAATTATTATAAAAATTTTGATATTCAGAAAGCAATATTATCTGGACAAATTACAGATCACATTACACCTTTTCAATTAGAAGGAGAAACAGAAGCTAAAAGTATTACTCAAAGAGTTGGCGATGGTATTTCTAAAAAAGAATTTGGTTATTATATTAATTATTTATTACCAAATAAAAACAATCAAGTATTTGTTGATAATCATAAAAAATTATATTCTGTTATTGAGCAACTTCAACCTTTTGTTGAAGGACCAAGTTCTTTACAATATTTAGATACAACTGTTGATAATCGTTTAAATGATTTTCAATCTCAAATGATATTTAATTTTTCTGAAGCTATAAGAAATGGAGAAAATATAAATGAAGTTTTAAATATTAATAGTAAAAAATTTATTTTAAAAAATTTACAACAATTTAAACCAAATAAAGATTTATTAACAAAATTAATTTCAGAAAAAAATGTTGATTCATTAGATGAAAATATCTTAGTTCCGCCTCAATGGAATCCAGATGTTCATAAATCCTATGAAGATTATATAAATTCAAAAGAATACCAAGAATATTTAATTAAAAAACAGGAGCAATAATGCCTTTGGTAGTAGACCAAATAAATGACATGATCAAAGCAGGAGTTCCTATTGATCAAGTGAATAAATTTAAAGAAGATAAACTTCTTGAAATGAAACAAGGTAATGTTCCTTTAAAAATAATATCAGAACAGTTTGGTCAGAAAGAAGTTGATAGAACTGATATACAAAAATTTTGGCAATCAATTTATACAGAGGTAGAAAAGGATGTTGGCTATGGTAGAATTTTAGATGTTGATCAAATTCCAGATGATAATGCTCCAGACAGAATACAAAAATTTTTATTAGGAAATGATGAAAGGTATCAATTTAAACCATCTTTTGAAAGAGCATTAGGAAATTCTGGTTTAAATAAAATGATTAAATATCATTCGGATGGTCAATGGGGTTATAAAGTTGATCAACCTTTACCAGAAGGTACAGGTTTTTTAGAAAAATTAACTGAAGGTGCAGTAGGTTTGGTTGCTGAAATACCAACATTTATTCCTGGTGCTGTTGCTGGTACTTTTGTTGGTGGTCCAGGTGGAGCAGTTATAGGTGGTGGATTTAGTGCTGGTGCTATTCAAGGAATATATTCCGAAGCATTAAAAAGAGGAGAGGTAAAAGGTTTCTCTGAATGGTGGGATATTTTTGTAGAAGAAGGTTTATCAGAAGGTGCTAAGACAGCAGCAAAATTATATGCTGCTTATAAAGCTCCTGCATTATTACCTTTTACAAATCCTATTGTTAATAATATTGTTGGTAGAACTTTAACACAATCAACAGCATATACTGCAACAGGAGTTGCTATGGGTGAAGATATGCCAACAGCAGAAGATTTTGCTGTAACATCTTTATTGTTTGCACCATTTAATATTAAAGCTCCTAAATCAAAATTAGATAATGTAGTTGCAAAGACAGGTAAAAAACCAATAGATATTATTGAAGATGTAGTAAAAGATAGAACTATCTGGGAAGATCTTAATTCAAAAAATATTGAAACACCAAGAGCATATAGGGATATAGCATTAGAAAAAACAATAGAACAAAAAATTAAAGAATTAAAAGAACAAAATAAAAAAATTTATAAAGATTCACGAGAACAAAATAATTTAGATAGAAGAAAGGTAGAGCAAGAAGTAAAGAAAAAAAATCCCAATATTTCTATGGATGAAATGTATAGAATGGTTGATTCTATTCTTGCAGAAAGAACTAATAAAAAAATAGAACCTATTATTAATCAAATTAAAGAATTAGAATCTCAATTAAAAAATAAACAAGAACCATTAACAAAAGAACAATTTGAAAAAGCAGACAAAGTAAAAGACGAAACAAGAAACGAATTAGATAAAAGTATCTCTTATGAAACTAAAGAAAGAATTTGGAAAACAGAAAATTTTATAGATGATTTGTTTTATAATCTTATAGATCAAAATCATGTTTATAAAAGAGCTGAAAAAAAAGCAGAAAAATATGGAGTCAAATATGAAGAAAATATTTCTCCTTATGAAAATTTTCAATTATTACATGGTGTAAAAAATACAATTCAATCTTTTATTGAAAGAGGTGCTATGGATTTTAAAACAGATAAAGTTATAGGACCTTCAATGAAAAAAATATTTATTGAAAATAATATTAAAGATTTATCTACTTATAAAGATTTTATTAGATATTCTATTTCAAAAAGAGCTATAGAAAAAAATGCACAAAAACTTGAAACAGGAGTTAATATAAAAGCTGCTGAAAAATTTGTAAAAGAAAATAAACAATTTGAAAAACCATTTAGAGATATTGTTAAAGTATCTGAACTTTCTTTAAAATATTTACTTGATGCTGGAGTTATATCTAAAGAAGTTTATCAAGCTGCATTAAAAGCAAATAAAGATTTTGTTCCTTTTTATAGAGATTTTTTAGAAGAAGCTGGTAGTGGTAATTTTTCAAAAAATGTTAGAAATCCATTAAAGTTTTTTAAAGGCAGTAAGAAAAAAATTATAGATCCATTTGAAAGCATATATAATAATATTGGTACTTTTGTTACTATAGCAAAAAGAAATGAAGCAAATTTATCATTCTTAGAAATGATTGAACAAGTTAGAAAGGTAGATCCTAATGCTTTTCCAGAAGTTCAAATTTCTCCAAAAAGAACTAAAGAAACAAAAATTTCAGCTAAAGAACTTGAACAAGTAGTAGAAAATCCTAAGAGTTTAAAGCCAGAAGTTGTTGATGGTTTTTCAGTATTTAGAAAAGAAAGTGGATATTTAAAAGATACAGAAATTGTAGTTTATAGAAATGGTAAAAGAGAAGTTTGGGAAGTAGGTGAAGCATTTGCAAGACCAACAAAAACTTTTGAAAAAGGAATATTTAGATACTTAGCTGATTTTTTTAGTTTACCATCAAGAACATTAAGAGCTGGTGCTACAGGAGCTGCGGAATTTGTATATAACAATGTATCAAGAGATGCTTTTAGTTCAGCTATATTAAGTAAAGGTTGGTATGTTCCTTACTTTCAAACTTTAATGGGAATAAGTATGGTCTTAAAACCTACAAGAAAAAAATTTGGTTTAGATAAAGTTTATGAAGAATACTCAAAATCACCAGCAGTACAAAATTCTATAGTTACTCTTGATAGAACTTATTTTGATAGAACAGTAAAAGAATATTTTACAAAAACTAGACCAATAAATTATATAAAAAATATTCCAGAACTTTTTAGAATATATGTTGAATTTTCTGAAAAAGTTAATAGAGCTGGTAATTTTAAACTAGCTCTTGATAGAAATTTAAAAAGAGGTTTATCAGAAGACCAAGCTATAAAAAAATCAGCAGTTGAAACTAGAGATAATCCTATTGATTACAGAAGAATGGGTGCATCTATTCAAGGATTAAATCAAATTTCTGCTTTTTTTAATGCTAGAATACAAGGTTTAAATCAAACAATAAAAGCATTTAAAGATAGACCATTACAAACTTATGCTAAAGTTTTTATGTATGTGCAATTACCTTCTATATTATTATGGATGGCTAACCATGATGATCCAGATTATCAAGATTTACCTCAATGGAGAAAAGATTTATTTTGGCATATTAAAGTAAATGGAACATACTATCCAATACCCAAACCATTTGAAATTGGATTAATATTTGGTACTGGAACTGAAAGATTTTTAGATTATTATTTTGATAAAGATCCTAAAGCTATAGAAAAATTTAAAGATGCTGTTACAGTTCAATCTTTTAAAGGTTTAGTTCCATTTCCAGATATACTTAAACCATTTTTTGAAGCTAAAAATAATAGAAGTTTCTTTTTTGATAGACCTATTATTCCTGCTGGTTTAGAAAATGTTCCATCAGAATATCAATATACTGATTACACATCTGAAACTATGAAGTTAATTGCAAGTCTAATTAGAAAAGTAAATGGTGATGATTTTTCAAAAGCATCTTCACCTCTTGTTTTAGAAAATGCTTGGAGAGGTTGGTCTGGTGGTATTGGTGGATATATATTACAATTATCAGATTCATTATTAGATGCTGTTGGTATTGTAAATAGATCTAAAAATAGAAAAAAAATGTTATCAGAATATCCTGTTATTAAAGCTCTTATAATTAAAAATCCAGACAGAAATGCAGAACCTATAACTGATTTTAGAAAGTTATACGAACCTGTGATGAAAAGAATTAATGCAAAAAGAATACTAGAACAAAAAGGTGAAATAGAAAAAGCAAAAATAGAACAAGAAAAACTACCTAAAAATTGGGTAGTATTAGAAAGAGCATATAAAGCATTGCAAGTTCAAGAACAAATTATAAGAAATATTAATGAAGATCCTAAGGAATCTCCAGAAGCCAAATTACATATGACTAATATAATGATTAAAGAAATGATTAGAGAAGCTAAACACGCAATTAACTTATATTATGATAAGGAAGTTTATACTATTAAAGTAGACAAAGAATAAATAATTTAATATAGAGAAACAATATGACAATATCATCTACTACAGTAAAGAACTCATACGCAGGTAATGGTACTCTTGATACCTTCAACTACACATTCAAGATCTTTGCTGACACAGATTTACAGGTTATCATTAGAGATGCGACAGCTACTGAAACAGTAAAAACTTTAACTACTCACTACACAGTAACAGGTGCAGGTTCTGCTTCTGGTGGAACGATTGTATTCACAGCAGGTAATATACCAACTGCTACTGAAACTGTTGTGATTAGAAGAGCTGTTCCGCAAACACAAGCGATTGATTATATCGCTAATGATCCTTTCCCTGCGGAATCACATGAAGAGGGATTGGATCGTGCAATGATGACACTTCAACAACTTCAAGAAGAGGTTGATCGAAGTATAAAACTTTCAAGAACAAACACCATGAACTCTAC